CTATAGTTCTTAGGTTTCTCTACAGTAAGAGTCCTTTCAAACTTATCAGTCATAGATTCTTTATGAGATATCACAAATACATTTGTGCTATCATCGAAATTACGTAGGATCCAACCAAGGTCAGAAGAACCAGATTGATCAAGCGAGCCGTCAAAGATTTCATCGAGTATAAGAAGATTAGTGTCTACGCTATTCTTAAGCTTAGCAACGCTACGCCAAGTAAGCAACAGTGCTATATCAATACGTGCCTTTTCTCCTTCACTGAATGACTCGTATGAGAACACATCTCTATATCTAGACTTAATAGTCTCCTCAAAATTCTCATCTAAAGTAAAGTTAACATAGAAGTCCATACCTTGTAGATACTGATTGATCAGTTTATTCATTGTAGGAAGATAGGTCTTAATGATTCTAGTCTTAATACCACTATCCTTTAATAACTGACCAGCAACATGTAATGTATCTTTATCCTTCTTAGTAGAAGCAATGGATTGTTTAGTAGTATTACCAGTTTCTATAAGACTCTTAAGTTTCTCAAACTCTGCTTTCTTATTTGCAGAGTCCTTAGTAAGATCATCTATCTCATTCTCAATATCTTTAATAGTATTTCTTACGGTATTAATTTGAAAATTGAATTGACTAATCTTTGAGTTGATATCAATAACCTTACCACTGAGCTCAGTGAATTTAGTTTCTCTATTTTCCTCATCTATGATAGCAACTTCTAATTCTTTAAACCCACCCTCAAGCTCACCTATCTCAGTGTTACCTTCTTCTATCTTTACTGCTCTAAATTCTTCAGATAGATCCTGAGTGCAAGTAGGACATACATGATTGTCTTGAAAGAACTTATGCTCCTTATGACAATTCTTAATCTTCTGTGATACCTTTGTTCTAAATGAATAAAGTTTCTTTAACTTCTTAGATACATCTGCTAGTTCCTGTAGTTCTAATTGTAATCTAGCAGCTTCTATATTCTGAACCTCTATTGCATCTAAAGAAACTTTCTCATCTGCATTAAGTTCCTCTATCTTATCTTTCTTTCTATCAATCTCACTCTGTGTCTTCTTCTCTATCTCATACATATAATTCTTTTGAAGTTCAATCCTTTGTCTCTGTATTTCAAATTGACCTTCTAAGCTTAGCAGTTCTTCTCTATTTTCTCTAACCTTAACACGTAAAACATCATTCATAACAGAGAAGATCTGGATGTCTAAGATATCCTCAATGATCTCCCTACGTTGTGCACCAGGTAATCGCATGAAAGGAACAAACGTAGATGATCCAAGTATCACAACCTGTGTGAATGACTTGTACGACATTCGTAGTATGTTCTGTTCTAGATTCTTCTGTTGTATTGCTACTGTATGATCTTGATCTAAAGGTTGACCATTCATGTAGATGATAAACTTGTTAGGTTTAATACCACGTACAACTGTATACTTATTGTTACCAATATGAAACTCTACTTCAGCAATACAATCCTTCTCATTGATACTATTAACCAATGCAGATTTACTAATCTTACGAAACCCTCTTCCAAACAAAGCAAAGGTCAACGCATCTAAGATGGTTGACTTACCTGCACCGTTATGTCCAACGATAAGATTAGTTTTAGCTCTAGTTAAATCAATTTCAGAATAGGTATTTCCAGTACTAAGGAAATTCTTCCAACGAACCTTCTCAAATATAATCATATAATACGTGGTGGAATGATCAAATCATCTTTGGAGTAGACGACATAATTTGTTTCTTGATGGTCACAAGCTTTCATTATAGCATCTCCGTCAACTTCCTCAACATCAAGCTCAGGAGTTGATGGATCATTTATCTCATCAACAAGAAAAACATATCTCTCAGCATCTTCCTCTGCCTCAAACATAGGCACAATCTGTTCCATGTCATCTCCAGTTACAGAGAAGACTTGTTGTGGTTGACCAGCTAGAGTGAGGATAAACATGTTCATACGACCTCGCATGACTCTATGTATAGAGATTGCATCAATTTTTTTAGATCGGTTTTGTCTACTGCTATCTCTGCTTCATCAATATATTCATTGAGAAGAGTTAAAGTATCCTTAACATTGATCTCAACATCTTCATCCAGGTCAGTGTCTACAAGGGTTTCTACGATCTTAACATCATGAACTCCTGTCTGGTATAGTTTATCTAAAACAGAATCAAACTGTGAGTAATTGGTTTTCTCTTCTACGATCAATTTTATAAAGTGATCAGCATACCTCTCAGTATCAAACTTACTATAATCATTCTCAACATCATTATAGTATATCTTACTGAAGATTTCAAATGGATTCTTAATGAACCTCAACCTATCAGTCTCTGTATCATAGATATGAAATCCTCTCTGATCCTTGTAATCATTCCAGAACATCTGATATGGATTACCTAAGTACTGGACATTATTCCTCTTAGATCTATGATGGAAGTGACCTGACCATACACGATCAAATCTATTAAACTCTTTTATAGTACGTCCACCATCAAAATGCATACCAGGCGTAACCTCAAAACCATCTATCTCTAGATGTCCAGCACATATATCAGCATTGCTATTGTTTATAAACCATTCAGATCTATCTACATTAGCAGTATTAATCCAAGGTAACAATAGAAAGTTCTTACTATCAAATTTGATCTCATGCGGTTCACTATAGATCTTAATATTCTCGTACTGTTCTAACAACAACTCAGGGGAATTGATATGACTACTGTTCTTATAGTATGTCGTATGATTCCCTAGAATCATGTGTACATCATATGCTCTAAGTCTGTCGAAATAGTTAGTCTTAATCCTTGCAAAAGTATTAAAATCCAAAGACTTTCTGTTATCAAATGTATCACCCAGATCAAGGACTGTAGTGATGCCCTCTCGTTCAAGAGTAGGGAAAAATATCTCATCATAAAATCGTTGGAAAAAATTCCAGAATGGTAGTGAACCCTTGCGACCATCTAGGTGCTGGTCTGTGATGATAGCAAGCTTCATTTTTTAGTAGTATTGCTACGTGTCCTGTTTATAATTGAAATAAATTTATCACCAGCAAATGCTCCAGCAAGACACACATCAATCTCATCACCATCTACCCAGTTCATATCACCATTCATTTTGGTATGAAGCATGGCTTCTTGAATCTTGTCTATAACTTCTTGTGTTAATTTCATATGAAGCTCGTGTTGCTGGATATTGTTGTCTTAGTTTTTGTACTACTGCTAGTTGTACTTCTAGTAAATTCATCTGCCCTCTCTTGATCTATTTCTAATAGTGATATGATTGCCTTCAATAGCAAACTCCAGGTAATCTGTATGATCCCAATCAAGTTCTTCATATAGATGATTGAGTTTATCCATATCATCCCACAGGTCGGTAGGAGTAGGCTCCCCCCAAAAAGGATTATCGTCAGGATTCATCTGTTCATTTTGATTTCGATGTTTTCTTTAATACTGTTCATATCAGACTTAGAAGCATTTAGACCTACAACACCAGTATCATCAACATGCATTACTGTAGCAGAGTCAGAATGATCTAGGATCTTTTGTTTGATCTCTAGTTGCTTCTTCTCTTTTTGGATACGTCTCAAGAAAGCATAGTATATGATCTGAGTGAAGTAAGCAAAAGGATTAGAAGATTTCTCAGGATCAAAGTTATCGATATACTGTAAGCAATTCTCAATACCATCACATATCATGTCTTCCCTAAAAGGGTAGTTCACAAAGTTTGGTTTGTAGGATAGGTGTGTAGCAATCTTAAGGAAGCACTCACCTATGTAATTAGGTACTCGTGGTTTGTCCTTCTCGTGCTCACGTGAATAAATGACTCTCTCACGATAGATAGTCATTGCTTCTAGGAGTTCTTTGTTATTTACATAGTACTCAGTTTTTGCTCTCTTGGCCATATCGTTCTAAATCCTGTAAGAAGTATAGCATACTCTGTTGCATTACGCAATGTTTAAGATTCGTAACAATGCTTGACGGCGATCCACAAACCCAGTACAATTCACCTTGTGGTGGTTCAAAGGAATGCTAGCTAGTTTTAAAGATCTTCTCTAGTAACTTTCTAGCTTCGGGAACGGATCCTACATATCCAGGAATTATTTTATTTGGATCCCCTACACCTTTACCTTCATTAATACGTTTATTGAGATGCTTTGCTTTCTTATCTTCAGAGACACATTTCAAATAGAAAGCTCTAATCTTTTCATCACACTCAGTCATAGTTAATATATGTTTCTTGGGAATAAAAAACGAGTCATCAAAGGTTGAGTGCATCCATTCAGTAAGACCAAAACCCTGAACCTGAAGCTTCTTGTGTTTATGTCTTATCATCTCTACTTTCATAGGCTCAAAAATCAGGACGACATCATCTTCAGGACAATTAGATATCCTACAGATGATCTCTTCCCCAGAGACAAACTTAATAGTAGCAAAGAATTCGTCTTCCATTATTGTAGATTTATTCTGATGACTTCATATTTAAAGTTCTCCCCTTTATAGATGTTAACTCTTTCGTCTAGATGTTTAAGTGTGTAGTTCCTACCACCTATATCATCTGCAATATCATATAAGGTTGCTAGTTCTTTACCTTCCCCCTTCCTAAGTACTCTACCAATGGATTGTAAATTTCTAATACGTGATTTACTGGGAGATGCGAAGATGATATTATGAAGCCGCTTAATATTAATCCCAGTACTAAAAGTACCGTATGACGCAATGATAACCGCATTGTCTTCAAGCTCCGTAATCTGTCTAACCTCCTCACGGTCCTGAACATCAGTACCGCCGTGAACAAAAAATAGTTTCCGATTAGAATCTATAGAATTATTTATCAATTCGTGCAACGGTTCACCATGCTTCTCGATATAATTAAACAAGACAAGTGTGTTACCATCTAGGTCTCTTACCAAATTTTTGATGAGGTTATTACGACCTTTGTGACTGACCAAGTAATCAATCTCATCTTGGTATGTCTCGAAACCCTGAGCTGGGTGTTTACAAAAAAGGATTTTGATCCTAAACTTAGAAAGGTATCCAGACTTGATCAGGTCATCTGTCTTGGTTACTTGCTCACATGAACCAAAGAGTCCTTCCAGTACCCACTTGTGGGTCTGAGTACCATCCAAGGTTCCAGTGAAACCAAACCTATACTTGGCGTTATGGAGTTTGGTCATTATACTTGTTAATGACTTGGCTTTAAATAGATGAGCTTCATCTCCTATAACACAGTCTATATCATCAAAGTACCTCTTAGGAAACTTATGAATCGATTGCCAAGTTGATATAATAACATCTTTATCCGTACTCTTATCCTTACCACTGTAAATCTTATGAACATGAGACTCAGCATCCCAACCATAGTCAATAAAGTCATTGACCATTTGTTCTACCAGACTAGTAGTAGGAACGATGATCAGCGTTTTCTTGCTGGAGGCGGTGTAGTATCTGACGAGGGAGTAGATCATAAGAGATTTACCAGACCCAGTAGGAGATAAGAAGAGCTTCCTATTATGTTTAAGAGCCTCGTACACTGCCTTGTATTGGTAGGGACGAGGTTTTATTTTGGATATTTTATCCATGAATACTTTGACACCTCTAGGTGATACAAAGTCATTCTCCTCATACACCTCACCATACCACTCGTCTTTTTCATACTCTATATGGTATTC